TACGGTAGGCGCTGCGCTTGACCCTGCTGCACTTTTGGCCCCATAGTAACTAGAAGCGCCTGCTGCTGCTCCGGTTAGCAGAGACTGCCCCACGCTGCCTGCAGTGCGGGATAGGAACGAAGCATTGTTAAAACCCATGTCCGCTTCCCAATCTTTTATCTGTGCCTGCCTGTTACCTGTCCATGTAGCTAATTCTTTATCATATTCTAATTCCCCCATGTCATCTGCATACCTGTTGAGATTCCCCTCCAGAAGCGCCAGGGCTGAGCCTGAACTCGGATCTACGTTTCCCCCGGTAATCAAGTTCATGTTTGTCCCCGCAGCTGATATGTAGGCCCGCTTTGTTTTAGTTTTGTCTCTATCCGCCGCCTGTCTCGCGATCTCAGTCTGCTTACGCAGTAGCGCGGCTTCCTGGTCACTCGCCATCGCATTCTTTTTAGCTACGTCTGATGCGTACTCTTGCTGGCGTCTGTTACTCTCAGAAGACGCGTAGACGGATATAGCTGATATTAACGCAAATAGTGCAAACCCCATTATAACTCCTTCGCTAATTCTACGTCGTATACAGACGCTAAAATGGTCATTGGCCCTGGGCTATCCGCCCTTATCGTGAAACCCCATTCATCTGTGAATCCTGTGTCTATGTCGGTTCTCACATCTTCCATCTCAACATATCGAGGAGCAACCGGGTCAGCTAAATCATGCGCCAGTATCTCCTGTAAATCATCTACACTGTCTGATCTTCCTGCCTTCACCCCAGTGGACTTATGCAGCCTGAGTTTAGCTGCACTCACTTTAGCAATTCTTGTTAATGTTGTGTCCGCTGCTGACGCTACTTCAGGCCTTACTGGCTTTACATCTGATATCATTCTTAAACCTAAACACCCCACATCGGCTGCAGTGTCTAAGATAACCGTGCCCGCTGCTCCTACCACCTTCTCTGCTTGCTCCACCCCGTCAGCCCATATTCTTACTGTTGCGCCAATAAGGTGGGGAGCTACGGCTGTGAGTGTTGATCTTCTCACTGCCCACAGCCCACCTGTTAAAGTTGTGCCTGCAAAATCTGCAGTAACTACCCCCGTGACTTGTGTAGCGCTATCAACAGTTGTTATAGTCATGCTACCTGTTGGCCCCCACGCTACTTCCCCCGCATCAGTTGCCTCAAAAAACGTGGTGGCTGTGGTGAGTGTAACAGCTGCGCCAGTGACTGCCGAAAGCGTACCATCTAACGCTGTTGTCAACGCAGCCCCGTCAAACTTCACCCCGGAGTCAACAAAGAAAGCTTTAGTTAAGTCTGTCTCTCGGATGTAGTAATTTTCCATTCTTTCAATAGTTCTTACAGGTGTAGCGGAGCCGGGTAATAATCTTTTGATAACTGCGTGAACCCTGTCGTACCCCTCACCCGGAACGCAGCATATGTGTTCAATTACGTCAGGAACAAAAGTTCCAGCAATAGTGCTTCCCGTTGTGTGGTGATGCCACGCCACAACCTCATGCTCTCGCATATATGTCATGCCCAGCATCGTTCCATCGTCCAGCACCATCCATACAATAGAGAAAGGTTTGAGCTGGTAGCACCAAGATACTATGCTTTTTCCATCTAACAGGTGACTCGCTCGGATGGAAAGATCCGGCAGGTTATATTTATCTGTGGAAAAGTTGTACACCATCTCCCGCACTACGTCACCGCCACGCTCCACAAACAGCAGAGCGTCCCCAGTAACAAGCGCCGGGATACTTTCACTTCCGTGCCCTCCCTGGCGTGTGAACTGCGTAGCATTGGCGGGGGTTATAGGCTCATCCGTTTTTCCTACGGACCACTCGTACCCTGTTGTGCCTACCATTAAAGCTCTGTCGCCCTCCACCCATTGAATACCATCAGCTTGGTTAGCCGCCAGTGTCACTTCAATAGCATCGCTGTCAGAGGGTGGCACTGATGCGCTAAGACTTTCAAAAAGTGCAGCAGGTGATATGTTAAGCGTGAAAGGTTTGCTGATAGGAGCTGCCCACCCCACACGCTGATCTACTAAATAAACTAAACTGGGGTAGTTATTTGGCCCATCAAACGGATCATTAGCTGACGGAGGTGAGTCTTCTGAGTCTGGTACAATATTATCGTCATCAAACAGCAGCGCGTCTGTCAGCTGCCAACGTGTAGGTACTAATGTCTTTATAGTGAAGGTTACTGCTCCTGTTGTGTCAGACACAAATATAAGAGGGATGCCCTCAGCAGCTGTCCCAAACACTGGCGATAACCCTGTGCCAGCTTCAATAGTGCCTGTCCCCTCCATCATCATTACATATGTATGACCGTCGATGAGGTTCACAGCCTCCGTAGCTTGTGGTGTGCTCCCCGCAAACATGTTTGCAGCTGGTTGAGTTGTGCCTATGTACCCAAAAATCCCTGACTCGTACCTGTACACCCTGTACTCTAAAGGCGCTACAGCATTTGCCCACCATGTTATTGTATTATAATTACCATCAACTGAGTTGAGTACTGACGTGGTTATGTTTGACTCCGCGCTTGGAATGCTCTCCTCTGCGTCTGTAGCGTCAACCGCTGTCACTTTGTACCTGTAACTCCTCTGGTTTGTTGTGGGTATCCCCACCTCACTTGTAATAGCTAAACCTGTAGGGATTGGTGTGTCCGGTAGGAAGTCAATGTCCTCCGGTGTCCAGTCATTATCGTCTGCTCGTGTAAGCTTTGCAGGTGGGTCTAAAGGTGATGCGGTGTATACCACATCCGCAGACTGTTTGTGTCTTAGGTCTGGGATCTTCGCACTGGTATAGTGAGTTGTTACTTCATAGTCCCCCCCACCGCTTTGAACCAGTGCATCTTCTTTCCACACACGTATTGTATTGTGATAATACTCTAGCACCCTTGACTCTGACGTAGAGAACACGAAAGGCTCCACCCGGACATTGTTTGTCATCGTCTGATCGCCTGACATCCCTAAATACATCCAGCCTGGCCTGCGTGTAGCTGCGCCCTGTGCTATGCACACAGCGTCTTTAAGGCTGGTGCACCCAGCTTGATAGTGTGGCTGGTTAGGGTTAGCCATCATAAGATCAGAAATCTCACCACCAACAAAGGATAGATTAGCTGTTGTCATATGTTATGCTTCCGATCCATATATTTCATCATTAACCTGCCCTGGATACTGACGCGAAGCCAATATAGTGTTTGTTCTGTTGGGGTCTTGCTGCCTCTCGGAGCTCTCTGATACGTCTGCACGGATCGCTCTGTCTAAGTAGTAGAGGTAGAGCTTTTCCATTAGAGGTATTTTATCCATCTTAGACAGGGGTGAAGCTATCTCAGCCCCCAACGACATAGCACACGCTTTCAAAAACAGAGCGGGTGCGGCGTCTAAGTCGGCCTCAAAGTAGACAGTGTACCTGGCATAGCAAGGAGTCGCGTCTGTATACACCACGTTCCCTCTTACTGACTCAAAGTTTATCTCTGGTGTTTTTAAGTCCTCCTCCTGTCTGATGTCGAAAAGCTTTACTTTCTCCACGGGGAGCTGGTAAGAGTACGTATAACCAAAAGGGGGAGATGTTGCGTTCAGAGACAGTGTATTCCACACCGTTGCAAAGCTGAAGGGGTGTTCCGCTAATACTTCCTTCACCACCCCAACCACTGCAGCATTACAACGTGCTGCGGGTCTGCTGCCCTGCTGGGTAAGAGACATAATCTCTTCAACCCCTAACTGTCTTAATGCTTTATTAGATATCTTTAAGAGTGACATGCTGCCTCACTTTTTAGATTTGTGATTTTTTCTCTGGCTGTTTCTTAAACATTGATTTCTCTGGCTGTTTCTTAAACATTGATTTCTCTGGCTGTTTCTTAAACATTGATTTCTTTAGCTCCGGCTTCTTTTCCACAGGTTTAATAACTTCACTCCAACAAGCCGCATTCTCTAACCCAGTTGTTCCATCTTTTTTAACAGGGAAAGGTTTGACATCTCCCAGCTTTACGAGCCTACCATTGTAAGTGGTATCGCCGACGACTTTATAATATTTTTGTTCCATAGCTTTCTCCTTTAAAATATATCTGGGGCATCTCTACCCCAGATATTATGATTACTATTTATACCTACCTTAGTTGGCAAGGTATTCTAGGTAACAGTCAAACAGGTCGGCAGTGGTTATAGCTGCGTCATTCACCGCGATGTGCGGCAGTATCCATTTATCAACACCACGAGGTACGAGAACAGTCACGATCTCCTCGCCTGCTTCAAATACCTTCTCTGCAGCGTACGTTTTTACAACAGTTACTGCCGGGTCAATAGCTGCGTAAGCATCAGAAACCGCATCGTCTGAACTCTCCAGGAGGGTTATAGTTACTGTGGTATTGATGGCTAACGTGGTAGCTGTCGCCATCTTAAAGGTTACAGCGAGTCTACCTTCTGCTCCGCCAACCCTCAACCCGTTTTGACAATCCGCGTTAGTGTCATCAGGAACTGCCTGACCGTCTGAAAAATACTGACTTGCAAATACTATTTTATGGTCGTACATTGTTTTTCTCCTTATTAACTTATTTATTTTGCGTTAACACTTCAAATTAACTTCTTACTACTTCATGCTAAATGGTAGTTGTATATGCTTCAGTACCATCTTTAATATTGTAAGAAGTTATGATCGGAATGTTATTCCAGTAGTCAATGATCCGGTTGTACTTTGTATCCATCACGTTCATCTGGAGCGCGCTTGCTGTAAGTGCCTCAGTTACACCTGCGATTGTGGTTATCCCAGCCTGTACCGAGCTGGCTTTAAAACCATTTATCGCCAAAGCTTTACATTTAGGATGCATTAAAATCATTGTAGTCTCAGGACGCGCTCTCACATCCGACAGGAGATTGTCAATCTCAATAGCAGTAGGGAGATTGGAAGCGTCGATGTTAGCGATGACTCCTACAGATTTAGTGGAAAGATTCTGCCAACCAAATCTACCCTTCAAAGTAACACCATAACCGAGTACGCCGGTTTTGCTTCGCAGGTGATACCGTGCTCCGTTGTTGATGAGTGCTCTTTTTAACAGAGACCCCTGTACAAACCCGGTAGGATCAAACAAGCCTGCGTTCTCACCAGCTGCCATGCGCACAATCACAATGGAGTATGTGGTAGCCGCAGTACTTCCTGCGTTCACTGCGTTACCGTCAGCCAGAGCTTTAGCGAACCAATTATCATAATACAGTTTGGCTTCGGTGTCCATTCCGGCCTGTTTGAGAATAAGAGGCTCCTTTTTAGCGAAGTATGCTGCGGCTCCACCAAACTGATCCACTGTATCCTCTGCCTGCTCCATCTCACCACCGAGAACGGTGAGGTCTGTTTTAATCAGAGTAGATGATACGTTCATGTTTGAAAGTGCTTCATCGGCATCTGTCCACCCTGCTCCGGTGATGTCACTAACTTTTTCACCCATGTTCCACAGGTTATGACTGGCGGGTTCCCACCTGCAACGCTCCAGAATTGGAGTCTCTTCGGTGAGATCATCCACCATCTCAGCTGCCTGTTTCTTTGCAAACTTATTTGCTATTTCTTTTAAATTGTATGTAGTTGCCACTGTTACTTCTCCTTGTTAATTTTTTACTGTTAGGCTCTTACTACTGCGGCCCCGCATCGTCCATCAGTTTCTGATACGCGTCTTTAGTAGAGAGCGGTTCAGGTTCAGCTCCGCCTGGTCTTTGTCGGCCCAAGCTGTCCTCACCTATTGATTGTCCAATTACATATAATGCTTCGATAAACATGGGATCATTTAACGCGCCATTGGCTTTCATTGCTGGTGCTAACCTTCCGTCCATCATTCTGTCCAGTGCTGCCAGCGTTTCAAAGCCCTTCGTGCGGTTTGGCTCCATGTTACTGCCCCATCTGTCTTTCAGCTCTGCGGTGCCCTGCTCAATCAACTGAGTCCGCGCTTCAGCTAGCCTTTTCGTCTGCCAGGTAAGCTGCTCCTGTGCCTGCTCCGGGGCTATGCCTTGTTTAAGACAGAACTCTTTGTATTGGTTAAGAACGCCGCCATCTTCAACAGTGTTCATGTCTACGCCTTCTGCGTTGATTCCGAGATCCAGTTTGTAGTCATCAGTACTTTTTGCCTGTGTGTACTTCGCACCTTTGTCAATCGCATCCATCGCGTCTTCCACAGATGTAAAGCTGCCAAGCTTCTCGTGCATTTCTTCCGGTAGATCTGCATACCACTTGGTATCTGCTTCTACTGCGTCTGCCGCTTTAACTGCTGCCTGTGATGCGGCTGCTGCTGTTGAGGCTGCTGTAACTTCAACACCGTCTGCTACTGCTGCAGGATCTACTACAGGTGCTGCTGCAAGTACGGCTGCATCAACTAATGCTTCATTGCCTAGTGCTGCGGCTCCGATATCTGCTGCGTCCGTAGACTTTGCATCTATCTGTGCGTTTAGGTCTGCCATTTTACTACTCCTTCTTTGTTGTTATTATTTATGTTTATGGTGTTATTAATTTTCTTCTTATTCTCATCATACGTTGGATATCATCATGTGTGTTAGGATGGGCAACGGCCAAATCGTCCAACAGCTCGTTACCTGCGTCTTTGAGAACTGTCTGCTGCGCCATCCTTGCATTCTTATCTGACCATGCCGGGTCAAATGTTCCTAACCGCTCCAGCCAGTAGCATACTACCCGTGCGCCCTCTGGTGTTTTAACAACATCATGTAAATCCGCATGGTAACTCTTTTCTCTCTCCTCTACTGTCTCCCCCGATGGGGTGTCACCAGGCAGCCCATAATCCTCCATAAATACTGTATTACTTTTAGCCATTATGCGTTCCCCTGTTGCCCTTCCATAATTTTCCCTGCTACCGTTCCCTGTGTGCTCACTCCGCCCATCTTGGACATCGCGTCTGCCCCTTCCATCGCTTGCTGATTCTGCATCTCTGCGGCTTCAGCAGCCTCGTCTTGCGCTGTTAGCTCCTCATACACTGAGTCATCGTTTACTATGCTTGCAGGAGCGCCTGATCCTTCTGCCAGCTCATCCAAAGCTTGTGGCAGGTTAACCTTATTAAGTATTGTAGGTTTAACTCCTGCAGCCATTTGTATGTCTACAATTCCCTTAACATCTGATAACACTACTCGTGTAGCCTCTGCGCCTACCTGCCTTAGTGATTTTGCAACCATTGAGGTGTACACTATCTCAATCTCTCCGGCTTCAACCAGCGCAGGAGGCGGCTCAGGGAATAGTCCCAGCCTATCTGCTCTGTTGTTCTCTCGTACTATTACACTGTCCAACACGCTTGGCTCGTACAAAGAAACTACCGGAGCGATCTGCTGCATCCTCTCTCTTTTTCTCTCCATGTACTCACCTAAAGTCATATCCTTGGGCCGCATCTCAGCGGGTAAATCATAGAATAAGTCAGCTTTTGTTACAGCTGCTATCCGTAGCATAACATCTTGAATCTCTTGTAGTACGCTTTGGTACCCCTGAACAGGTACCTCGTACAGCGGCGCTACCCCTTGAGAGTCTGTAGCACTTACACTCGTTTCCTGTGCCGGGCCTACATTCAGCCTACCCTTCACACTCGCAGGTTTTTTCATAGGTGGGTTGATAAGCTTCTGTAAAGCTATAATCTTCTGTCGCTCTGTTTCGTTCAGCTGCTGAGAGTGCCACAGTACTAAATGTCCTGGGCCCATCCCGTAGTCTGAGTCTCCCACCCTCGTGTAGGGTGTATAGTCGTAAGGCATCTCATGGTATCCACCTTCACGCAAGATGTCTCTGCTTACTTCCTGAGCATCCTCAGCCATTACCATATCCTCGTACATGATTGACTCATACTTCATGTTAAGCTTGTCAATCTTTGTATCGTCCCTCTGTTCCCTTGGACGCACAACATGCACCACATCAACTTTAGTATAAGGTTTTGTCTCTAACAATCTTTTAGCTCTATCACTCAGCTTCGTTAAACCAAACTTATCCTTTAACGCTTTAACACTCCAGCGCATCCTCCGTGTTACAGTGTCCAGCTTATTGTTGGAATCCATTGCTATGCAGTATGTGCCCACCGTGCAGTCTTCGTACCTTGAGATAGTTTCCTCAGATGTATCATCAAACAGCAAAGCTCCTCCAAAACCTAACAACTCAATGTTAAACTCGTGAATAGCTTGGTAAAACCCGCTCTTTCTCAGCTGATGGTTAATAACGCGCTCACGCTCTGCCAGGTGATCTCTCACCCCCTCGGCCTCCATAAGCTTAGAGTCAGCTAACCTTAAACTAAACCACGGCTGACCTTCAGGGGTCATACCTGTTGTGAGCCCACCTGCTGCGCGCTCTAAACTTAACGTAGCAGCGGGGTTGATGTTCTTCTTACCCCTTTGTAGTATAGAGGTTTTAGTGTCTCCCTCTTTAGGCCAGAACCCTCGATGGGTTAACAAGTACTCAGAGATGAGCCTGAAATCCTCGTCCTCTACACCCTGCCTCTCACCTTCTAAATGAGAAACTATATCATGTGCGTCTTTTAGTTTTAGCGTCTTCTCAGCCATATTCTTATGCCTTTGAGTTATTAAAGATAGCACCCAAACCTAACGCCGGGATACCTTGTGCACCATAAGGGCTTGTCTTGATATTACCAGCGTGCCCCCGCTTTGCCTTCAGCCTCTTAGCTGCAGCATTTCTTACCGATGCTTTAACAGGCTCCGTCACCTTATCATATGATGGTGTTGGTGCTGGTTCTGGTGGATCTGGTGTGCTTGGACTTTTGCCTCCGCCCATATTCTTATCTCCTTATGTAAAGCTAAACCCGGAGAAGCCCCCGGTGTTAAATCCTATCTGCTGCTGCATATCAGCTGCGTTCTTATGCTTATCTAAACTTTTAGTGATCACAGGTACACCTAATCCTGAAGGTGTGTCCTTCGCTACATTGTCTAAGAGATCAGCATCTGATGTTGAGCCTATCCCTCTTCTCCTTTGTCCTGGTGCGTTACGGTTAAGCCACGCAGCTAAACTGGTAGTAGCACTACCTCCGAACTGCGGCCCTAATACTTTACCCTCCGATAGCTTACGAGCCTCCGTCTCTGACCCCCGCCTATTGCTGAACCTGAAACTGGCTTCTTCGTCATCTTTGTTGCTGCCTACCCCTATTGGACTCTTTCCTCCACCCATCTCTTACTCCCTTCCTAAATCGTAGTTCCTTAAATCTATTACAGATATAATTCCGTCTACGTATCTGTCGTGATACTTTAAATGACACGCTCCGGGTAAACTCCCACGCTTCGTACACCCTATAGCTCTCATCAGCTGCCATATATGTCTGTAAGGTTTAGGCGTTAGCCCGTAAAGGCTATCTAATACTTTTTTGTCTGATACCCACTGCATCGCCTGGGTACATAGTCGCTCTTTAGCTCCAACGTCGTTGCCAAAAGTACAGAAGTGCAGCATTGCTGACTTCCCAATAAACTCATTCAGCCAAAACACTCCTGCAATCACCCCAGAGAACTCCTCCACTCTTACGAGATAGCATCTGTATCCCTTTATAAACCGGAGAAAGGCGCGCCTGCTGTTGATGATACCATCATAAAACACTGTATCCGCTGAACCTTCGCGCTCCATGATGTCGTATAGACTCTCTATATCATCATCAATGAGCTTGTTTACCGGTGTGAAGTTGTACTGTGTAAGACTCATGCGCTCATCCCCGCTAAAGGATCATAGTCCTTAAAACCTGCGCTGGTGTTAGCTTCCAGCCCTGCGTTCGGGTAGCCCCCGCGTAGCTTAATGTACTCATCTACATCAGGGAACACTGCCTCCAGCATCGGATCCATACTCCGGGCAGCACAGTCCAGCATATCATCGTGAGCTGCAACAGGGAACGCCAGGAACTCTTCCTCTTCAAATTCTTTCATAAGGTTCCGGTATGCACCTGCGTGATCTCTCACCATCAATACTCCAGGTGTGAAGAACCTGCCGTGCTCAAACTCTGGAACCAGCATACGTATCCTATCATTCTTAGGCATACTCCCGCCCAGTGCCACAATCTCAAAGTGGAAGTTAACATCAATCTGTTCCTTCTCTATGTGAGCTATGTCCGCCTGCATCCCGTAGCTCTCATACCCTACTCTTATAGGTTTATATGTCCTTACGAAGCTAAACAGTTTACTGCACCTCTCTGTGAGATTTAACCTGTCTCTCAGCCCATCAATAAGATATCTACGCCCGTCCGGGGCAAAGCCTATGACCCACATAGTCGTGTAGTCATGGCCTGTTATCTTCATCTTACGCTCCCCTGCAGGGTCAACAAGTATGTATATGTTCATCTTTGACCAGAACTCCCACTTAGGTGTCCAGACGCTTAACCACTCCTTATTAAAACCTTGTGCTTGATCAGCTTTAGGATTCAACAACTGCTGACATGAGAAGATATATGATCCAATCTCTAACCACTTCTGAGCGATTGCATCCTGTGACAGCAGCACGCCTGGCCCTGTTACTGTTCCATCTGATGTTGCTGCGTGTAACCTCTTTATGGCTATGCCTACCTTCATCGCCTGCATCCACGCATCGTTGAAGTGGTATATAGTGCCAATCATCCTACGCCTTCCACCATGTGACCCCAGCATCAGTGCGGCTCTCATCTGCCCAAAAGCTTTACTCAGCTGATCATGGTTAGTCACTGACTTCTCAGTAACGATATCGTCGAATATTAAGATGTCAAAGTGCTTACCAGTAGGAAGACTCAGTATGCCCCAAGCTTCCACAGTCTCTTCACGCCTGATACTCTTGCGCTTAACTCTTATTCCCTTCTCCATGCCCCACTGCTCTGACTCGTTCTCTGGGTCAGCAAAGCATACATCTGGGAACAGGTTTTTTAGGATCTCGTTGCCTTCAAACTCCTGCTTTATTTGTTTCAGGAAATCCTGTGCCAGCTCACGTTTGATAGAGAATATACCTATCGTCACCTCCGGGTTAGCCAGGATGTCTTGTATAGTTTTAGCGTATGTTATGATGGTTGATTTATAGTGCTCACGGGCCCAGAGGTCTAAGAAGCCATCCGGGTTCTCCTGCACCTCTTTGCACCTGTCATACAGCCAATCAGCTTTAAGCTCCTTCTTAGTGTTCATCTCAGTACGGCCTAGAACAACAGTAAGCAGGAACCACAGGTCATTAAGACACAGCTTACGCATAACAGCGTCAACCGCCCGCGCACCAGCTGCTTGTGCCTTCTGTAGCGCTTCTGCGTAAAAGCTATTCGCTGCTAGCCTGTTTATAAACACGGTCTAATATCTCCTGTACACTCTCTGGTATCTCGCCTGGTGTGACTGTCACTTTACTCTCGGTTGGTGCATTGAAACCCAGCATGTCACACAAACCTTTAGTACCGTGTATCCTGGTGCTGTGACTAGGTTGCGTCTGCTCTATGTCGTCGCCGCCTTCAACTTTAATCTTCTTAATTACTGTTGCCTTCTGTGCATCTCTGTACACATTTAATGAATTAAAATAGTCTGTGCGCTTGTATGCTCTCCACTCCTCCAGCATCTCACTGTAAGCATCGTACATCTTGCAGCCATCATCCTCTGGATCTGCAAAGCCTGCATCTCTCGCAGCTTTGATACTATCGTTGCAGTGCAACACACGTCTGCAGTATTCCAGCTGACGCTCTGTTAAGTATATTCCGCGTGTCTCTGCAAACAGGAGCAACGCGTCAAATTTTATCTCCGGTACTGCCATTCTTTCCATCCAATATATAAACCTTTACGATACGCTTTAGCTAAGAACACCGGCAGCCCATCTTCTATACAATGCTGCTCGAACATATCATTGATCACTGGTATCCACATATCACTCAACTGACCAATCTCAACCAGCTGACAGAGTGCATCGTGTATGAGCGACGCACGCATTGTACTCTTGTTATCCACAACCACGTTGGGGCCGTTCCACTCATAACCTGCGCCAACCCGTAGAAAGCCTTTACTGTTTAACTTTACGTACGCACCAAGCTCTGCGTTAACTGTTATGCCTGCGTTGCACCAGTGCGTCTTCAGGAGCCTATACTTTGTACCCTTGCCACTTATCTCCTCATATATTATGTTGCGGTGTGGTGCGCCTGGGTGCTCCAAGCTCTTTATGCTTCTAACGATCATAAGTCCTCAGTGTTATAAGCTACAACAGCCCCAGCCGTAGGAGCACTGCAGCCGCTGATATTCGCCAGCTGACCTTCTATGTTAGCGATGTTGACGCTATTCTCATTTGTAACCCTAAGCGTCTCATCAACTCGGTCAATGGTGTAGCTCTGCACGCCTAAACATATTGTTATTAGCAGCATTATTACTAGAGATCCCACAGACAGTACACCTAATATCCAACTCAACTTGTTACTTAGCTTCCCGTGATCATCACAATGCGTCATACCTGTCTCCGTATCTGAAGTTTAAATAAAAACCCGCCGGATTTTCACATTGTTAAGAGGTGCGGCGGGTGTGCTGTGGGGTGGGCTATTTCATGATCTCTTCCTCCGTCTAGGTTTTAATCATACTTTATACCTCCCTTATAACATATAAATGGTTAATTGTCAACATGATGTTAATAGTTTATCCACAGGTTGCACACATTTAATCAACACTCTTTAAACATTTGACATATCCATAGCATACTCAGCTATGCACAGCGCGTCAGATCTCCCGTCTTTGATACCCCCACGCGGCCCGGAGATGTCAACATTTGGATACTTCTGCGCTACATAATCAGCTGAGGGTTTATCTTTAGCGCTCTTCTTAACTCTAATCCTGCGCTTCATCCACTTCTGTGGTGTTACCTCAACATATGGCAGCTTCAGCAACTTCAGGATGCACAGCCAAGCCCCATAATGCTGCTGAAATGTAGTGTTGCTCTTAGCACTGTTACCCTTCACACCCCAAACCTTCTCAATGCACACATACTGTATATCCCATATATCTCTGTATAACTCCAGCTGCCGGTACATTGTTAACTCATCTACCCAATCATGTACACCTATGAAGCCATGATCATCCAGCAGCACCATAGCTCCTGTCTTGCCTGGATCTATACCTATCCACGCTTTAGGCAGTGTCGTTGTCATGGCTGGCCTCCTCTGTATCGTATTGGGGCTTCTCATCATACAGGTCCACCGCCAGCGTCCTGCCGCACATGCAAGGTTCTGTCATGGCGTCTGCTGTTGTGAACACACTACCTTTTACGCGCGCTCCACAGAACCTACAAAACCTGTCATAATACTTTAAAATGTCCATACCTTACGATTCTCCTATCTATTTACGATTTTCGTACAGTTTACTAAATATCTACAATACACACCTGTAAACGCTCATTAGTTACAGAGGTTACAGGCTTTTCCTACATAGCTCCTTTTAGGTGTCTATTTACCCCCTTTTACTTGCTCGCATACTCTATGTACACATACCTCAATAATAGTTTAATAGTAAAAGGTGTAACAGGTGTAACTATCTACTAATATAAGCCAAAAACTTACCACCATTACAGCACTTAACCCGGTTACACCTACAGCCCCCAAGGTGTAACTAGCTTGTAACTATACGCTACCAAGGTGTAACCAATTTTGCAACATTTAGCATATTTTAGAGCTAGCGTGTTATTTTATAGCATTTTAACGAGCAAGCGTAGTTAGCGCGACATTTTCATTTTATCTGTGTTTTTAGAGCAAGCGTACCTAGCGTGACATTTTCCGGCATTTTTAGAGCAAGCGTTGCTTAAAATTAGTTAGTGCACTAAGTGAGTTACAAGATAGTTACACCTAGAGCTTGATAGGTGTAACCACTTTTGGGGGGTATACGATTTGTGTTATGATTGGAGTTATCCACAGGTTATCCACATATACCCCGCCGCATTTCACCACAATCACTCAGCCTCCGTGCAATTATCAAAACCTGACATATAAGGAACTTTATCCGGTATATCCCAGATAAGTTCACCATTATTAATACAGCCATCGTATGTATGATTATACCCTATCCCTATCTCAGTTATTTTAGTTTCACACGGAAAACCGGCTGACCACCCGCAATGACAGCTCATAACATTAGCCTTATCATCATCTATTGTAATATATATCCTCTCTTTTGAATAGGCATACGGAACAAGAATAAAGAACCATATATACAAGCTTAAAATTATTACTGCAATACCAATTATTTTATCTATCAATTATTTATTGTCCTTTCTATTCCTCTAAATATCTTTTAATTTTTAAAATAATACCCTTAAATGTTGTGTCGCTTAAATTCATACTGTGAGTATAAAATAAACCATCGTCATCAACTGAAATTAGATTCAACGTGTGTGGATTAGCTTTTATATATTCTAGCGGAGCGAGCTCAATTTTCAAAAGGTCTAAATCGCACATTAAATCATTAAACAAACACACCACCATCTCTGGACTTTCTGCGTTTGCGTTCTTATTTTCGTATTCATCTATTATCTCTTGTATCTTACCCATTATTTATTGTCCTCCTTTATAATATATCCTGTACCTTTACACGTTTCACATTTTGGGCAATCTGGGAACTCATTATTTCCACAGCTTATTCTCTCAGGGCAATCAAGAACACACTCTTCTTCACCCGTCCCGTTACAATCCTTGCACTTCTGTATGATATTCCGCACATTAATCACCTTTTTATTTAATAATGCCTGATTTTTAACACACTATACCCAGGCACATCCTGGTGCACTCGAAAAATTAATGGCTCTCTGAGACAACCCCAGAGTCACCAACACCAGGTGGTGCCTGCGTACGCGTTATCAACTCAATGCCTGCTGTTAACTAAATTCATGCTACCGCCTCCACCTCACATCTTCATCGTTAATGGTATCGGTGTGTAGTCATCAATTATGACTGCACAGTCAATAACCGGTTTATCAAAATGTTTACCATAAGCCATAGCATACGATTTAATATCTATACCACAGCCCAGCTGCAGCGAAAAGTGCTGGGTGTGCGGTGTTACCTGGAAAGCTATTTTGTTAGACGCGCTGTGTAAATGGCCCTGAACTATGCTGCAGCCTTCACGTATCATGCGCCGATGTGCTACTCCGCCGATACCATGTAAGTATTTTATGCCGCCGAAATCCCAGTCAGGCGCCCACTTCCAGTATTCAAAGCCTTCTTCCTGCATTAGTGTGGGCACAGATCTCACCCATCGCTCACTGATGCCCGCTTCAAAAGCTTTGCGCGCTGGTATGTTATCATGGTTGCCCAGGCAGATATACATCTCCGGGAAGGCATAATACCACGTGCGCAGCATATCAACAGCGCGCCACAGTTCATCCCCAGCGCCATAGCCATCAGGGTCTGCTGTGTGAAATGAGCTGTAATGGTTATCCAATACATCACCCGTGCACACAACCCGCCTGCAGCTGTACTCCTCTTTAGCCCACATACAGTGTTCAAGATACCCCGCCTTAGTAAAGGGTGCGTGTGGGTCACCTATTATCAGTGTGTTCATATAATCTTTCCCGTCCATATTCAGTCATTTCGCTAAGGTTTCCCCAAGCGTCCCGGCGGTAATATCTCAGCGAGTTCCGGCGCCGCCGCTGTTCTATCCAATTAAACAATCTTCTGAATATGTAGCCCCGGCATATGGAGATCACGGTGAATACTCCACAAATTATCATGTTCTCAGCAAACTTAACCTCTATATCAAAAACCGGGAATATGGCCAGCTGCACACCCAGGGCTATGAAATACCCGGTGCCTACGTTTGATATGGACTCTACTATTGATAGCTTTTTACTTTGCATTTTTAGCTCTCTCTCTATCTACCATCAGCATCAACCTCCGCTAATTTAAAGCGCTTAGACCTCGTATAAGTTCAATCCGTGCGGCTTTATCAAATGATAACTCATTTGAGCTAGTATAGTTTGTTAATAACTTTAGCAGCAAAGTGTGTTCCGGCTCAGTGAGTATTATAGTGTACTTAACATCTTTTGCAATTTTCATATTATCATCTCCTCTATATCTTAGTTATATCTTTGAAATGAGTAACCTCTTTATGTTTAACTTGCTGCTCGGGCTCAGCATATAGATCTCTGCGAGGCGGCATGCAGTAATACCGGCCCTGCACCCCGTCCTTCTTTGTATGCTTAGCTGGCCCCACCAACTTTTTTAAAACAATGCCGCATTTAGTCACTTGGCCCCGGTTATTGGTTGGAATACCTATAACGTCAAGTATATCTGTAGTTGTCATCCAATTGACCCAGGATGCCTGCAGTGTATCAAATTTAAAACTTTTATGCAGCCCCTCTTCTACAGGATCAGCAATCTCGTACTGTTTGTTAATCTGATCAAGCTTGCGCGTCTCAAAGTCATCCAGAAACCATGTCTGTCCTGCATCAAACAGAACTTTTGCCTCAGCCCACAGCTGCTGCGTGTTGATGTCATGCTGCCAGTTGATGTGCTCTGTTGCAATAACCCACCAGCGCGTGTTTCCTGTTGCGTCAACAAGAAACTCAGGATCATTAACTGTGGCGCCAAAAGATGTCTGCCGCCTCCATGTTTCAACACTCCGGCCATACGGCGGTCTAACTTTATCAAGTTTCTTTGTAAGAAATGCCTTGATCTTAGATATGTCAGCCTTCTTAAAGGTAGCATCCAGCTCGCCAAGCTCAACGATCCAGCAGGAAAGTACCTCAAGCAGTGAGTCTTTATTTGATGGATCAAGGTGCATACCCTCCCCAAAAGCGTCCAAAGACGTAGGAACTAACCGGCTAAACCACTGAGTTTTACCTACACCCTGATTACCGGTAAATGTTAAAACACCACGAGCACTGAAATCTGGCTGGTACAGAGCAGCTATCGCCTGCACAAGCCACTTCTTTATATAAACCCTCCACTGTTCGTTCTGGCCATCAGGCACTTTTATTGTGGCAGCAAGATCTTCTAGGTGGCTCGTACCATCCCATGCTGCAGACTCAATCCACTCACACACAGGATGATACGACCTCTCTTCAGACAGCATGCGTACAAAACCCTGTAGCCTCGTCGCCGGAAGCCCGTGCTGGCAGCACCACTCCTCCAGTACGTCTAAGGCGAGATTAGCTAGACGGTCTGATGTGCTCCACAACGCGTCTGGTAGTTTATATTCTGGCTGCCGGGTCATGCTGTTATAACGCAGCTGCACGCCGTAGCCTGCGCAGAGTACCCGGAAGTTATCTAAACGGGCAAGGGGCTTTCCATCTTTATTCACATGAGGGAACTCGATGCCGGAAACTCCACCCTCCATCCACTTTCCCAGGCCGCTTGTCTCTGATATGATTTTCCTGGCCGCGGCCCAGTTTCTTTCAGGATCTCCCGAACAGGTGTCGTGAAAGCAGTGATACCAAAGTTTTCCATCAACATTCTGCCCAATAGCAGCCTCCCCACCGCTATGTGAAGTGTCGAAGATACAAGTTTCAAGTACATAGAGAGTGGAATCACCTGGCCCCTCCTTTATTTCTTTTAATGCTATGTTATTATCTTTTAAATACTCATCCACTTTTAGTTTTCCGCCGGTGCGTACCGGTTCAATACCGGAGACTGATTTGAACATATCAGCGGGCTGTAAGCTTGCGGGGTACTTGCGGGGTGCTTGCTGGGCGGCTGATTTGTGAGGGCTCACGTAGGCATCTTGATCAGCACACGCAATTTTATCCCCCAGTAGATCAACCGCCGCCTTAAGTAAATCAGTAGTTATTACTGCAGTTTTAGCACCGCTGGCGGGAGCCTCTATCACACAGCTCTGGCGGTGGGGCCTGGTAGCTGTTACATCACCTTTGCGTACCCAGGTCCCGTACATCTTTGTTAGCCGGGCCGGGTTAAATACAGAAGTGTCTACCTCTATAGCGACACCGGCTGTTGTATTAAACTTCTGGCCCAGCAGGGTAAGAAATTCCTTCAACAACGCTGTATTCTCTTTATTATTCTCCACATAAGCTTTAAAGACAAGGTGGGCGCCATTACCAGAGTTACAGTACATAGGATCTGGCCAGAATAGAGTATTACGTGTCCACTCTCGTATCTCCTGCGCCAGCGCGTGAGCTGCCGCGTGCTCCGGGGCACTTGATGATGTACCTGCAGGTGTCTTTGCGTCGATATCTATCAGTATATTACGATAGTGAAGCACATCTTTATCAGTTGATCTGGCGGCCCCACCCTTCATCCTGTTGTTACTCCGGCCGAGTAAAGCATCATGCACAGGGTTTAGTGTTACGTATACTGACTCTGGGTAGCGCGCCTCACCCCGGTCATTCCAGCCAAGATCCAGATCCGTTGCAGTGCTTAATATCTTTTTTCTGTTGTCGAACCAGCCTGCAATCACTCCATTCTTGCCGCCACAAAAGCTGCTCCACAGCAGCTTATTTGTACCATTTGCGCCTGTAGCCATTAGCTCAACAACACCCTCGCCTGGCGCGCCCATATCAGGGTGCAGGAATTGTAGAGCTTTAATTATGTTATCTTGTGTTTTATCCATAAAAACCTCAATTTTATAATATTTAGGTGTATAAGGTATGCTACGATATATACGCTAAAAAACGTAGATTGTCAACACCGCGTTTTGGCGGCGCTTTCAACGCTTGTTGAAAATGTGTTGAAAATAAAAATTAAAGAGTTAAAACTTATAAGCTCTAAAACATCATGTTGACAATACGGAGAAACACTGATACAAATTACAACAACAGCAAGATGTTAAAAAAAAACAGTAACAACAACAACAACAACAATAACAGCAAAGAAGAGGAGCGAGCGCATGAAAGCAGAGGATCTAAGAGTAGGTGATTTGGTAATAGTGGAAGACGGCAGCTGGTCTATAAATATGGATTATAAACAGAGTGATCGCATCAGTAACCGTAGCACTGCATACAGAGTTGTTAAAAAGCTTATAGATGGGTCTTACAACGGGCGCCTCAAAGGTATTAAAGTGCATGACATCATTATCGCAAACACTGTTACGGGTGAAACTTACTTGCACTCAGCGAGTATGGTTGAACGCGCTGTCCCTGAAGTAAAAGAAGTTAGCATGGCTGATGTTGAGAGTAAGTTCGGATGTAAAGTTAAAATCGTGAAGAAAGATAACTTTGGTGAAAGCCCCTTCAGCAGCTTTCTAAATAAAGAGCTTTATATGGCCACGGGGTACCGCGTGGATGAATTATTAATATAAAAGTAAAAGGCAATTAAGCCGAAATGCCTCTGAGGAGGCATATATCTGGAACGATCCCCAGGTACTGATGAGGCAGATTGATAGGCAGATTGATAGGCAGATTGATAGGCAGATTGATATACAAATCTTAAATGATAGGAAATGATATGAAGTGGATACCTGGAATAATATTTATACTTGTGTTAGCGCTTATAATCGGCAGCGCACAGATTGAACGTGATATTCTGTATAAGCGCGTTGCCACTGCAGAGGAACGGCTTGAAATTGTTGAGGCTAACGTTAATCTTATACTTGATGAGGGTTACACGGAATATAGTGATGTTGATATCGAGAAGCTGACAAAGGCTAAAAACAGACTGGCGAGAATACTTGAAAAGAAAAATCTGAATGTGAAGGGGCAAAAATGAATATACCGATTGAAATATCAGTACATGACAGCAACCATGAAGCATGTGGAACTCAGTGCCCATTTTTAGATGATGGCATGTGTGTGCTTTTTGACACAAACCTGGACAGAGCTGCTATGAGTGCTTCTGTGTTTAATACATCGGGATGTTATGAGAGGTGTGAAAGATGCTTAAACTTTGATGAGGGTGTTTAATGCTGCTAAAATATAATGACAACAGACAAGTGTTCTACGCAGACCCGAAAGAGATGTCTGTAGCCGATGTGCCTGTAGCTCAGGAAGCGGGGCTGCAGTGGTTCGATGAGGCTAAACTGTGGGTTACAACTGATCAGTACCGAGTAGCTAATCTGTTCTTTAATACCGAGTGCCGGGTGGATGATACTGTTTTTGTAAAATCTTCTGATATGTTTAAAAGTATCAGAGCCAGCCGAGCTAAAGAAGCATATGAGAATATCATATCACCTAAACGCCTAAAGTACATGGACTTCCAAAGCGGCGGTGTCACCGCAGCATGTGACCGGCTGAGCGCGAACAAAGCGGTACTGATAGCAGACCCTATGGGCTTGGGTAAAACTGTAGAAGCGTGCGGCATCATAAATCATAATATGTATGACCCTCAGCGCGTACTTGTAGTGTGCCCCGCGTCACTGCGGATTAACTGGCAGCGTGAGCTTGATAAGTGGTTAACCTGGCCAGCCCCAGCCTTCCCAGTGCTTACAGCCCGCGAGTCTGGGTACCGAGTTGGGCCTTTAATTATATCATACCAGCTGGCCACAGATATAAAATGGTTTAAGCATATAACCACGCAGCAGTGGGATCTTGTAATATTTGATGAATCACACTATTTAAAAAACCCTGAAGCAAAGCGCACTAAAGCGTGCCTCACCGGGATAGCCAGCAGAACTGATAACGTAGTGCTTATGTCAGGCACACCAATACCCAACAGAGCGCATGAGTTTTGGGCTATACTTAATAGCGTAGCCCCGGATGTAACTGGAGGCTTAACTGAGCAGCAGTTTACCCGCAGGTACACAACAGGCGAGCAGGGTAAGTTCGGCTGGCAGATAACGGGTGGGCGTAACCACGGTGAGCTTAACTGCAGGCTGCGCGGATCTGGTTTTATGATCAGGCGTGACAAAAGAGAAGTCCTACCTCAGCTGCCGCCTGAGCGCCCTAACCTTGTAATATTTCCCCAGAACGCGGCTACAGCTGAGATTATAAGAAAAGAACAGGATAATGTACAATTCACAGCAGATGAGATTCTTAACGCCGGGCAGCCGCTGGGGTATGGAGCACTGCCGGAGCTTAGAAAAGAGATGGGTATTGAGAAGCTGCCGGACAGCATTGACTGGATAAAAGACCAGCTAGAAGCAGGTGTTGACAAGCTGGTAGTTTTCGGATATCATCAAGAAGTTTTAGAGGGTTTGCGCGACGGACTTAAGAAGTACAAGCCTGAGCTGGTGTATGGTAAGACTATAATGAAAAGGCGGCAGGCAGCGGTTGACCGGTTCCAAGAAGATCCTGAGTGCAGAGTTATAATAGGCGGGTGGGAGCCTTTAGGGGTGGGTTGGACGCTCACAGCAGCAGATACAATAGTGTTTGTAGAAAGCAGCTTCGTGCCAAAAGATAACAACCAGGCAAAGGATAGACTGATAAGAATAGGGCAGGAAGCGAGCAGCATAAACATTTATTATTTAGTTGTTGAAGGTTCAATAGATGCAACTGTAATGGCAAAAGCGGTAAAGAAAGAATATGATATTAATTTGGTGTTAAAATAGACATAAAATAAAAATTAAAGTTTTTCTTGACAATGCCGAAAAAGTAACTATACTTGATAAACATGAGGCATAAGAATAATAAAAATTTTAGAGGAGAAAAACAATGCACAATAACACGTCAGTACCATTAATGGATATCCAGGACGCAGTTAACGCAAATAACCCCATACCAGTTACCCCTGAAAAAGAGATAGCGCGTGCTACGATAGCTGCAGCACTAAAAAATTTGTTCACACCTGAGCCAAAAAGGCCCGCGCATATTACACAAACTTTTGAGGAGTTTAAAAAAAGTATACACAGCAGCGGGCGGATGATTAAAGATCTTGAAGGATATGATAAATCTATGTGCACCGCTATAAGAAACTATGAACGGTTGGTGCACAACTGGGACTACATGAAAACCGACGCGTATGTCTTTTTCTTCTGTGGACTCCTACTAGAAGATTTAGAGATGTGGTGCGACGCTGCCGAGCTGCCGGTATCTTCAGTACGCGCAGGTGTTAAAGCAAAACTGAATGAAGGCTTTTTGTTTTCACCTGAAGCTATAGCTGAATTTAACACTAATTATATTAATAACGAAGAAGAGAAAGAGGAGGAATAAAATGAGTATTGAGCAAAGTTTGGAGAGAATGACAACCGCACTTGAGAAACTGGTGCACTACGCAGCTAACCCGGTGCAGGCTATAAGCCATGCCTGCGGTGTTGGTGGTGATACTGTGGATCACCTAAACCCTACACTGGTTGGTGACGAATTGCCAGATGTTGATGTCGATGATGTAGTCGACGGTACTGGTGTTGATGTCGATGATGCTATAGACGCTGAGGCTGTTGGTGGAGAAGCACCAAACTATAGTACCACTGCGGATGGTGTTACCATACCCAGCAGCGCGCAAGGTAAGGGTGAGTGGCTCCCAGCTCAGCAGCCGATGCAGAAGCGTTACGCTTCACGTGAAAAACAGGTTGCGATTGATGATGCTATCAAGCAGTTCGGTGTTAATATTGCGGCGGGTGCTAACTATGTTAAGAAGCATCAAGCTATTCTGGATCACATAAACAGCCAGGTTGAGCCTGCAGCGGATGATGGCCTACAAGTTACAAACACTGAAATGCCCTGGGAGTCTTTCACGGAATCTTTTATGGCTAACGTAGAGACTATAGGCGTTGCGGCTGCTAAAGAGGTGGTTATGAAGTATACCGGCCAGGACTCTGTAGTACCTGAAATGTGTGCGGGCTTCCTGTCTGAGATACTGCACGGCACGGCTACTCTGGTTAAATCAAAGATGGCTGCCGCGGTAGCCCAAAGCGCTGAAGTTCAGGATGTCCCGGCGGAGACAGCAGACGATGAATCTGTAACAAAAGATGATCTTGTTAACTTCGCCCGTGAACTTGTTACAAAGCATAAAATATCACCTGCAGCAATTCAGGACGCTGTAAAAGATATCGCGCAGGGCGTAACACTTGTAACAGAGGATAAAGTCGGCCTCGCTATGGAATATTTAAAAACTTTAATGCCTGCACCTAGGGCGTAGAGATGGAGTAAAGATAATGCCGCAAAAGCACGCATATTTATCTTTTTCCGGGGCTAAGCTTGACCTACACTGCCCGGGGAATAGAAGGGAGCAAAAGAAGCAGCCGAGATCCAGTTCTGACGCGTCTGCAAAAGGTACTGGCATGCACGCACTGGCTGAAGCTTGCCTGAAACGCGGCCACAACACGACCCAATATATAGGCTGGTGGTGTGGCGACAGCGACAAAGGCGGGGACTTTCTGCTAAAAGCTAAACCGAGTGGGGCTGACAGCGGCCTCAGAGCTTTCAAAATCGAAGCGGATGGCGCGCAGAACGTTCAACTATATGTTGATCATGTGCGCAAGTGCGTGGCGGATCTGCCGGGCGCTGAGTTGCTGATTGAGGAGCCTGTGCAGCTTAGCGAGAACAGCTGGGGCACCCCGGATGCGCAGATCAGGCAGCCCTTTGGTGTGCTCCGTGTGCCGGATTATAAAAATGGCTTTACGTATGTTGAGGAGAGCTCTCCGCAGGTTAAGCTCTATCTTCTCGCGTCAATGGGCCTTGATAACCCTTATGGGTTTACTAAGCTTATCGGTGATATCGTGCAGCCTAACGCTGGCGCTGGTGAGTCTATCAGATCAATAATGTACCCACCTGAAGAGTTGGTTGCGTGGTACAAAAGCGTCTATGCTCCAGCAGCTAGAGCGTGCATGGAGCCAAATGCGCCTTGTATCCCGGGGCCGTGGTGTAAAGATGGATGGTGTAACGCACGCAGGAGCTGTGGAGCGCTGGCAGCGTATAACAATGATACTGCTCAGGGTATGTTCACAGCCGTAGAACCTGCAGCGGTCAGCTTGCCAGATGCTAAAGATATGCCGCCAGAGATGCGGGCTAAAGTGTTAGAGAGGTTCGGTCTTATAAAGAGCTGGTACACTGAGATATATGATCACGAATACTCGCTGGCTATGCGGGGGAATAATACTTGGGGTAAACTTGTTAAAGGTAGGGGCTCGCGGGGCTGGGCTGATGAATCTGTAGCCACAGCGCAGCTTAACACGCTGCTGCATGGCGAGATTTATGATAAGAAGCTTAAGACTCCAGCTAAAGCTGAAGCCGCACTGAAAGCTCAAGGTATGAAAGCTAAAAATGCGAAGGCCGCTGTTGCGGATCTTGTTGAAACTAAACCCGGCAGCCCTACACTTGTGTCACTTGACGCACCTGGCACATCTGTAGCGGTTGTTGATGGGATGTTTGGAGCGATAGCATAATAAAAGAGTGAGGGCGCTGGTGTCTAAGATTGATGGCATATGGCCTCAAAACCCGAGAGAAGAGAACACCGGCGGCCCACTCAAATTTTACATCAACTTAAACAATATGGAGGAGCAAAAGATTATGGCAAAAGGTAAATCAGTAAACAGACCAGCAGTAACTATACCCAGCGTCGGCGGCGCTGACGCAGTACGGTGTGGGTATGTAACATTGGCTAAAGCGAGAGCATATATGGAGGGCTCAGCGCCTAAATTTGGTATCACTCTCATGTTTGCAAAGAATAACCCGGCGCACCTGGCAGCACTGTCCAAGCTGAAAGAGGATTTGATCGCCTGTGTAAACGAGCAGTGGCCTGACCCTACCAGCAGGCCGCGCACGCCAATCATCGCTGACCAGCCTACACTGGGGCCGAAGTGTCCGATAAAGGATGCTGATGTTGCGATCAATGATAAGCATATACCGATAAAAGAAGCAAACCCAGAGTACGCAGGCCACTTCATTATCACAGCCAGCGCTCTTGAAAGCCAGCGCCCGCACGTTGTAGGCCCTAACATGGAGGCTATCGACCCTAATCTCTGCAGATCCGGCTACTGGTACAAGGTCAACCTGCAGGCGTATGCGTACGCAACCAGCGGCGGCGGTGTAACCTTCGGGCTTAATGGTGTACAGCTTGTACGTGAAGACGAAGCCTTCGGTGGCGGCGCTCCACCTATTACGGATATGTTTGCAGCATGTGGTGGAGCTGACCCGAGCTTGTATGCTGGAAATGCTTTAGACGGCGGGGCTTCTGCAGCTGAGGCAAATGAGTGGCTGAATACAGGCGACAAGGCTGCAGCGAACAGCGGTATTAATATGAATGGCGCGCCTGTTGACCAGCATGGCAATCCGGTAATGGCGCAGCCTAAAAGCCTTATCTAGTAAACTACGCCTGATGAGAGTTTATAACTCGAAATAACCCCTGCGGGGGTTATAGCGTAGGCCCATTGAAGAGGCTGTGAGTGGGACAAGGCCCGCCCTTAGCTGTGAGCGCTTAAATCTTTTTAAGCATTGACAGCTAAGACTGGACAGGCGGGATGTGGTAGCCAGATACGAAGCCTCTTAATATAAATAGGGTAGGGCTGTGGACGCACAGCCTTTAGCCTTAAAACAGAAATGGTAAGAATTGAAAATAATTCGCGACTATGAAACATGCTCAGCGGTTGATTTGGCAAAAGCGGGTGCTGCAAAATATGCGCAGCACCCGTCTACCCAGGTTATTTGTTTGGCTATAAAAATAATAGCTGAGGGGTGCCCTGACGAGTCTTTAATCTGGGTTAATCCTAAGTTTAGAAGGCTTCTACCAGGTAGCCACAAGCTGCATCTTATCAGTGATTTTGTGCTTCAGGCGTACTATAATGGAACTACTACAACAGAGTCACACAATGATGGATTTGAACAAGCCATTGATAGGTATATAATGGAGCCACGCTATGACGTACCAATGATACCACTTGAGCGTAGATCCTGCAGCGCAGCGCAGGCGGCAACAAACGCGCTGCCGCGTGATCTGGAAACGCTATCAGAAGCCCTGGGCCTGGCGGCTGCGGGTAGGGGTAAAGACTTGGCGGGCCACGCACTCATGCTTAAGATGTGTAAGCCACTACCAATGAATAAAAAGAGATGGGAGAAACTTGATGGATTGCTTATCGGCTGTACGTATTACGAAAGAGCTAAACAGATGTATAGAGAAGCGTCTAACGCCAAAGGCAAAGCATACAGCACGTTTGTCGCAGACAACTGGAGTGACATTGCGGCGGAGGGTTTTGACCCCGCCAGCTTCCTTTTCTGGCACCACGATACAGTTGAGGGCGCGCAGGATCTTGTGCGACTATGTCAGTATTGCCTGCAGGATGTAGAAGCTGAGTATGATGCAAGCACCCGGATGCCTCCTATGAATTATGATGATATGAAATTGTGGAGGCTTGACCAGGAGATCAATCAGCGTGGTGTGCACATAGATGTAAAAGGCGCACAAGATGCTATCAATATGGTTAACGATTACAAAGCATACATGACCGCTCAGTTAAAAGATGTAACTGGTGGTAAAATACAGACAGTTAACCAGCATAAAAAGATAAAAGAGTACTGCTTTCAGCGCGGGGTTGATATGCCGAATACGGCAAAAGATACACTTGAATATTTTTTAAGAGATGTGGAGCTGCCAGGTGACGTCAAACGTTTACTTGAGATTAGAGTTGCCTGTGGTCAAACGTCGACCACGAAATATGAGGCTATGCTACGTGCGGCTTCGGAGACCGACGCTAGGGTACGCGGGGTGTTTATCAACAATGGAGCTGCTCCAGGAAGATGGACAGCCAAGCTACTTCAACTCCACAACATGCCTCGCGGAACGTTTGAGCTTAAAACAGATGAGGATATTGAAGCAGCATACAGAGCTATGGCCTGTGGGTGGGGAGAAGTGGAAGCATTGTATGGCGATGTTATGGGCCTTGCCGCTTCAGCTGTGCGCGGGGCCATCACAGCAGCCCCAGGAAACGAGTTTATAGTATCAGATTTCAGCAGCATTGAAGCGCGTATGCTTCTCTGGATGGCGTGCGATGAAGTGGGCCTGCAGGTGTACCGGGACGGCAGGGATGCGTATATGGTTGCAGCCTCTGATATTTTTGGAGTTAAGTACGACGATGTTACGGGTGCTCAAAGGTCTGTAGGCAAGGTGTGCATACTATCCTTGGGCTACGGCGGCGGCATTGGAGCTTTTGCGTCAATGGCGCGGAATTATGGCATTGACCTGGAGACACTAGTTGCACTTGTCATGCCAACTGCTACCGGTTATGAATTTAAAAAAGCTGAGTCTATAGCTAAAACGTATTTAAAAAACTTAGAAGATGCTATCAAATTAAAACTTGAAAAGAACGTTGGTAATGCGAGTTTTCTTGACCGTATGAGTTTAGAGGCTGCTATGTCCTGCGATATAATAAAACAGAGATGGAGGGTTGACCGGCCTAAAGTGTTAACATTCTGGAGCGCTTTAGAAACTGCAGCTTTTGCAGCTATACAAAATCCAAGTCAAACATTCTCAGCTGGGCCTTATATAAAATTTGGTATGATGAAAGACTACCTGCTGATGCAGCTTCCGTCCGGCAGGTGCGTGCGCTATTATAAACCACAGATCCTGAAGCGTAAGAAGTTTGGAAAGTTCGTCAACACAATAACATACATGCGGGTGAATGAAGGCCAGTGGCGGCGTGTTGACACATATGGCGGTAAACTCTGTGAGAACGCTGACCAGGCCGCAAGCAACTGTTTGCTGCGCCACGCTATGTTTAAGTCAGAGGAAGCTGGGTACCCAATAGTAATGCACGTACACGACGAACCTGTAGCCGAGGTGCCTGAAGGTTCAGGCGATCTTGATTTTTATAATAGTCTCATAATCCAAACACCGGACTGGGCGCTTGGGCTTCCTATGGCATCGGAAGGTTGGCGGGGCAGACGGTACAGAAAGGCATAATATGCAACATCATATGGTAGTAATTAACGGGCACCCCGGGGTTGGTAAAGACAGCTTTGTAGACTTCTGTAAGGAGTGTGCGCCAGGGCAAATTGTTGAGAGTATAAGCAGTGTGGACAGAGTTAAAGAGGCTGCTGAGATCCTGGGCTGGGGTGGTTTAAAGGATGATTATGGCCGCTCGTTCCTGTCGGAGCTTAAAGACCTCAGCACGCAGTACTACGACGGGCCACTTGTGTATATTATGTCAGCTTACAATCTGCAGCATAGTGTAGCCACACAGCATAGCAAGCGCCTTGTGTTCTTTGTAATGATACGCGAGCCTGAAGAGATAAAAGTTTTAAAGTCAACTGTAACAAGACGCTGCGGCGAAATCACCACAGTACTAATTAAGCGCGAGCATGTTGCTGAACTCTATAGTAACCACGCGGATAAAAATGTAGCTGAGTTTGATTATGATATGACTGTGTATAACAGCGGGAGTATAGAGGATCTGAAAGTTACAGCTTCAAGATTTATGACGGAGCTGCTGACAGTAGAGACGCAGCACCACCCAGTTTAAGTTAAACGCTAAATTAAACGCTCACAATGAATAGGTCAAAACTGTCTACAGCCTGCGTGCACAGCATAAACTTTTCAAACGTAGCGCCCGAGTTGTCAACGGATCTCTCACCTCTAAGTTTGCCCGGGTACTGGCCCAGCAGTATGCAGCCTTCCGTATTGCTGGCCCAGTTTCCCGGGTGAAAAAGTATATGCGTTCTGCCTGGCACATCAACCACCCGCCAGGTAGCGCCATAGAGCTGACTAATGAACCTTTTAACTTTATAGATGCCACAGGGTATACAAGATACAAACGGCGTATTGTCTCTCCACGCAGGTTCAAGGGTGGAGCAGAAAGACACACCATCAACCCGCATTGTCGAGATGGTGTGTGCCGTTGTGTGCTCTAACCTGAATAGTTCAACCCTCATTATTTATTCTCTTTCTTAATACATTTATAGTATTTTAATTTGTTGTAATTTCGCTCATAATTTATCCCTATAATGCTGGTCTTGCATCTATTTCTATCCAACCGACATATGGCGTAAGATCAAAATCATAGTACATAAACGGATTAGTAAACCCTGCAAATATAAAACTATTCAAATCCTTAAAAATAAAACTATTTCCATCTGTAGGTTGAACGCTCATTTTATTCCTTTATTATAAATTAACCATTCTTCCAGTTTCTTGCCATACTTGATCATCAAACATTGTTAGTGTCAGTGTATCCCCAACAGCCATAACAAAATTAGCACTTCCGTTTAATACTATTATTGCGCCATCTGTTATTGTTACGGCATGGTTGGCCTTTATCTTAATTGTCTGCCCCAAAACACCGTAATCAAAATCTGTTATTGTAGTAGTTCCACCAGTTCTAAAATTCTCTCCACCAATTACCGACGGTGTTCCTGTATCATCAAGAGGCGTTACCTTACTACTAACATTATTTAGCGTAAGTACATTCCACCTTGTACCAGTACACACTAATGTAACCCCTCCGTACCCTGATGGAACTACTATGTCTTGAAGAGTGTTTGTGAAAATATCTTGATCGCCAGTACCAGCGTTATGTTTAATAGTTATAGTGTCAGCATTTAGCCCTTTTAATACATTTAAATTATCCCCAATTCTGCCTCCTGTTAATCCACTAAAATCTATATCCCCACTGTTGGAAATAATCAGAGTACCGATACCTGTACTAACATCAAAATTATTAAGATTAGCTGTTGATGTAGCTGTTCCAATAAGCTGTGGTGTTATATCTACAACTGTTGTAGTAGGACTTGCAACCTCAATATATTCACCAGTAATAACACCCGATATTTTACAATTATGTACCGTAAGTCTGTCAACACCAGCAGCCAACTCAATAGCGTCTTCATATCTACCATTAGAACTCGTGCTAACAATCCTACAATTACTTACCGAGATATCATCAAATTCAGCGTATATGGCCCTACCATTTGTTAGTGTTTCAGCAACTCTTTTAGTAGAAGTAAAATAACAGCCATCTATATTTAAGATGGATGATGTTGGGTCGCCTCCTATCTCTTGGTGAATCTGCCCCCATGATTCCTCATCTTTATTGTTATCTTCAAATGAACAGCCATCTATGTTGATATTTATAACATCAACAATATACATCCCAGACTTACCCGACTGGCTACATAAAACATTTCTCAAAGTTATTGTTACCGTTTGGAAATCCGCAGAAAGTGGAGGTGTTACCAGTTCCTCTACAGCTTTAGTTATGTAAATATTATGTTCACCTGCAAGCCACACCCTACAATTACTTATAACCATATCAGTGCCGTTATATATCTGTATATTATCGGTGACCGCGTTGTTGATATCAGACTTTAATATCTTAAATGTCCAGCAGTTTAGAAGCCACACATTAACATCAAACTTGCTGATATTAACCCTCAATAAATAACACTTAAAATTACTTCTGTGCGCCCTTACACCATATGTTGATGAGCCATCATTTGCACCAATAAGAGATAAATCAGATATTGACCACCAGTAATTGTCTGTTGCTACCATGTCTGTTTCAAACAGCGGAACTGACCCGCCAGCATGGTATATCCATGACAGCTGTGACCCATCACCATATATTGACACACCTTTTTTAAGTATAAGTGTCTTTGCAGCTGCTACATTAAGCCTTCCAGTTGGGCAATAAACTTTAGCAGTCATTAAGGGGTATGACCCATTAGTTGTTACCTGTGTTGACGCATAATCTATTGCCGCTTGGATGGATGCTGAATCATCGGAGCCATCATTTAAAATAGCACCAAACCAAAGAACGCTTATACCACCTGTATAATCTCTAACCCACGCACCGCTGGCTCCTGTTGCGTCTGAATCAGGAGCTATATAAATACCTTCTTGTGTGTCGGCTGTGACTTCAGTTGATAGATCGCTGGTGCTCCATATGAACTTACCACCGCCGCCGTCACCTGCTGTAGCGTAGCCATTAACGAAAACTGCGACGCCAGCTGTGAAGCCGCCGGGGTCTAAAGCGCTTAGTGTAGCTAAGTTCCCAGTGCTCAAGGATGCTCCAGACGCTGCCGCTGCTGTCTCACTTGCTGCCGCTGCTGTCTCACTTGCTGCCGCGGCTGTTTCTGATAGTGCTGCTGCTGTTTCGCTGTCATATATAGACTGCAGCAGCGCCGCTGGTGTTTCAGATCTTGTAACTTCAACCTTAACAGCTCTATCAACTTCTTCTTTCAACTGCTGCACAGCTAATGTCGCCTTGTCAAAATCTGTCTCAGTGACCTCCATGTCCCAGCTGCCTGTATTAAGATAGTCTGTAGGCTGCAAAAAATCCATATCCATCCAGATCGTCAACTGATCAGGTATCACCAAAGCGCCAGTCACTGTTATCTGTTCAGGGGAAAGTGTGGCAGTGAAACCAGAACCTCCCTGTTCAGTATTAATAAGGTCTGTGTCCACCCCAGTAACCGCGTCTGTGATTGTGACCCGTATATCGGCTGAAGCTATGTAGGGGAAAGGGATAGCGAAAGTCTGCCCCGCAGATACTGAGTCTATTTCGTACTTCTTCGGTACATATATGGCTGCAACTGTCATAACTTATTTCTCCT